TTTAGCACTGATCCATCAGTCTTGACCAAGCACGTCATTATAGGTGATCGTCTATACTCCCATGAGGTATTCCGGCAGTCCGGGCTGACCAACCAACAGATAGCGCAGCGGATGGAGTTAGCAGGGGTAGGCCGGTATGACCCAATATATGCCGATCCCAACGAGCCTAAATCAATTGAGGAGATACGCCAGCTAGGATTTAACGTCATGGAGGCAGTCAAGGGGCCGGGCAGTGTCGAGTACGGTATCCAGCGGGTCAACCAGTTTTACCAGCATTGGACTAAGGACTCAGTTGACTGCATCAAAGAGCAGCGCAACTACAGGTATATCAAGCGGATGATCAACGGGGCAGAGCAATACACCGACAAGACAACCCATCAATGGAGTCATGGGATCGACAGCCGCCGGTATTTTGTAGCAAGCCACAGGCTGGTTATGGGCAGTGAGATTACATTAGTGCAGGACTGCCGGCCTTCCCGGCAGATGCTGAAGGATACGATTAATTATGCTCAGGTACAGAGCTTTAGACGGAGGCGATAATGCCGCGGAAGAAGATTAAGGAACCCAACAAAGAGCTAACCCCTGCCTCTATAATGCAGATGGTTGACGATATGCGCAAGGGGCAGGCATACAACGATCTGGTACAGCAGATAGACACAGATTTTGACCTGTTCACGCTCAAGCCTTACGAGTACGAGCAAGGGCATCAATCTTACACCTCACCCAAGCCGCTTAATGACTTTGACAAGGTATTGACCGGGATCAACAAAGCCAGTCTCACCTGGAATATAGCCGTACCGGAGGATGCGCCGGAGGAAGAGCGCAACGCAGCCAACAAAGGGGAGCAGATACTGACCGGCATACTCAACCAGGCGGACGAGCAATTATCCGAGAATGGGGAGCCTCCATTACGTGAGGGGTTAGGCTGGTTTGGATGTGCCAGAGGTGCTGTGGGTGTGCTGTGCCTGATCTATCCGGATGATGAGAAGAACACCGTCATAGATATCCGGTATGCTGACGTACTGCACATGGCATGGGAGAAGGGGCATAACGGGCTAAACTGGTGGTCTTACGAATACACCATGAGCAAGATAGAGGCACAGGAGAGGTACAATAAAGAGGTCAAGAGCGATACCGTGCGGATAATCGACTTTTACACCCGTAAGATTAACGCCGTGGTGCTGGTAGATGGGACGACTGAGGACGGGAAGCAATTTGTCAAGGAGCCAGTGCCTCACGGATTAGATCATGTACCGGCGTGGATAGAGTTTGCCGGGAGCATGCCGAGCGTATATAACCGAAACCACGAATTACAGTTAAAGTACCGTGCCAAATCCGTATGGACATCTTCACGGGGGATATACGAGCCATTCAACAAGCAGGTCAGTTTCATTATGGACACCGCTGAAAAGAGCGTAGCGGGTACGCTGTTATTTGAGAGTGAGGATGGGACAAGGGGTATCAAGGGTGATCCGTGGGAAGCGTGGCAGGTTATTCGGATCAAGAAAGACAAAGAGAACATCAGGCCGTTAGAGCCTCCCAAAGTACCGGCGGAATCAGCCGCCATACTGGACATATTAGACAAAGATTTAAACCAATCAACCGTACCTTATCCGATAGGTTACGGGCTTGATCCGCAGGCGCACAGTGGGGCTGCGTTATCCATGATTAACGACAATACCAGATCGATATATGACCCTTTTAGCAGTCTGATAGAGAGGGCTTACAAGTGGTTATGCAAAGAGATACTGATACAGTTCAAAGCCAAGGGGCAGAAGATCACCTTAAAAGGGTTCAACTCTGACGGCAAGTTCTGGACAGTAGACGCCTCGCCGGATGATATCATAGACGGCTGGTACATCAATGTGAAGTGTGAGCCGAAGCTGCCGAGAGATGAAGCCGCCGAATTACAGATGGCATTAGCGGCGACACAGGGCAGGCCTCCGTATGGCAGGCCTCTGATATCCGACTACACAGCGAGGGAAAAGATCATCAAGCTGCAAAATCCCGACAGTGAGGACAAGCGGATAGAGGAGGAGACAGTCAAGCGGATGATCGAGCAGATACCGCAGATACAGGTTAGACGGTTAGCGATGGAGTTAGCCAATCAAGGCGACCTGGAAGGGGCGAAGGAATTACTGGCCTCTGTACCCTCACCGCAGGGAGGACAGCCTCAGCCGGGACAGCCTCAGCCGGGAGGCATGCAAGGGCAGGCTCCGCCTCAAGGGGCAGGCGGAATACCGCAGGTAAACCCGCAGCAATTAGAGCAATTAGCCATGTTAGCGGCGAAGATGCAAGCGGAGGGCAAGCCGATACCGCCGCAACTGAAAGCGATACTACAGGCGAACATGCAGCCGCAGGGAACAGTGAATCGAATATAGGAGAGTGAGACAATGGGATATGTATATGATGATTATACAGGGAAAAACTACTGGGTAGACGATAAAGACCCCATGAATGTAAAAGAGGTTAAATGGACTGGAGAACCGGGAAACCTGAAAGAAACACAGGTAAGTGGGGGCAGTTCCAGCAAGAAATCCTCCGGCACCACGATATACACGCCTGATAAAGTCATAGAAGAGCTAAAGAACCAGGTATCCAAACTGGTCGAACAGGTCAGGACTCTGATGGGCGGGCAGCAAGCCACTGGAGTAGAAGGGTTAGGCTTCGGGAAAACAGGGTATGGTGATGACTGGGCTGCTTGGAGTGACCCGGCTGATTCGATTACCGGGCAGGGCAGCAATTTATCTGATTTGCTGGGAGGCAACATGGGGCTTGGACCTACTACCGGAACTCAGACCGAAGAAGTGTACAGCCCTTATACATCCTATTTACAGGCTTTAGGCCTGGGGGATCAAAGCTATTATAATCCGGCGCAGCAGTACATGATGCGGCAGTATATGCCATTGTCCACCATTTACGATGTCAGAAGGCGGATGGCAACGGACAACCCATCTTATAACCCTGGCGACTATCTTGGGCAGTGGGCCTCCAACACATGGAACGATACTACCGGCCTTGCCAAAAATACACTAGCCGACATATTGGGGATGGGACAGGAGCAACGGGCGACATTAGGGCTGGATTTCTCGCCCTATTTTACCGGCACTGACAATGTAGGTACAAGCAATCTTGGCTGGTTGCAGGACTTAATAGGCACAGGTGTAAGAGGCAATCTTGGGAACTGGTTATCCTCCCAGATAGCCCCGGCACAACAGCAATGGGGCAATTATCAGGCTGGTGGCGGATCTGATACGTTCCTTGATTACTTCAAGAAGAAGTACAATCTTGAATCCTTGATAGGTTAGCGGTGACTACTCCGTCAGCTAAAGCTGGACGGCTTCTACGGATTGGATACCGAGGCTCGCTAGTCCACGAGCCAGAATATTTAGAGAGGCGTTATGATCGCGGTCAATACTAAAGTTACAACAGGGACAACTAAAAGTTCTCTCATCCAGAGAGAGTTTTTGGCGGTGTCCGCAATGGGAACAGTCCTGGGAGGTATAGCTGGGATTCACGGCCACAAACTGACGACCAGCACTTTCAGCCTTGTACGTCAGGCAGGCCATGAACTGGCTCCAGGCTGCATCCGAGATGGACTTAGCCAGACAGTGATTATGAAGCATCCGATTGGTATTAATATCCTCAACGGATATGATGCCGTATTGGTTGATTATCCTGCGGCTCCATTGGTGGGCAAAGTCATTCCGTCTATTGGCAATCCGTTCATAGATACGAGAAACAACTTTTCGTGCCTTAACTCTTTCAGGAGTGCCTTTGTCGCACTTGGACATCTTTCTTTGGGCTTTAGCCAGAGCCTTTTCATCCCGCCTGAAGAACCGGGGATTCTCAATCTTCTCTCCGGTAGACAAGGTGGCAAAGGAAGCGAGGCCGACATCTATGCCGATGGATTTATTGGATTCAGGGAGTGGAACACAATCAACTTCACAGGAAAAGCAGGCGTACCATTTACCAGTAGGGCTGCGGCGAATAGTGCAAGTAGCAATCTCACCTTCAATCGGACGGTGAATGGAGGCTTTAACCTCGCCTATCTTAGCCAGTTTAATAGAGTCCTCTTTAACAGAGAAACCAAGCTGAGGATAGGTGATACTGTCATACCATCCTTTACCGCGAAATCTAGGGTATCCCGGCTTTTCACCCGCTTTCACTCTACGAAAGAAGGCTTTCATTGCCAGATCAACTCTTACCGCCACATTCTGAAGAACCTGAGAGTAAACCTTTTCCAAAGATGGCCTCTCCTTCTTCAGTTGGGGGATGGTTACTGCCTGGGTATGATAGTTAAGCGACTTCTGTTCTTTCTCCCAAGCTGCTTTACGTTCTCCCAGGAAATGGTTATACAACCATCGGCACTCTTCCAGATTTTGTACCAGAAGATGCTCCTGATTATGAGTTGGATAGATACGATACTTAAACGCTTTAAGCATTACTATTATTATAGCTTAAACACAATACTAACGCAAGAGGGAGCGGGCTTTCATCTGCCAGCTAAAGCAGGCAGTTTTCCCGCCCGTAATTTATAAATGAGTGACTGGATTAAACTTACCAACCACACGCTCAGGGATGAGCTTGTAGAATACGGCGTGGAAACAAACCCGGCTGAGTATGAAGGGCAGACATTGCGTAAAGTGTCCAACGTAGCCGAATTCGAGGGGCAGACTAAACGGCGGGTATCCAACATAGCCGAATTTATCGCCCAGACTGCCAGGCGGGTATATGTCTCGATAGAAAACACCATAGCTTTGTCACTGATTAAGCGGTTACTATCTTTTG